GGCATTCAATGTGCCATCTACCACAAGATTGTCATTTATGTTAATAATACTAGAATCCTTGCCAAGTATTGATGTACCGGAAAATCCTACTCCTTCTATTACGATTGATCCAGACCCACTAGGCACAAATTTTAGATCATCATTTGTCCTTGTGGACTTTATGTTGTTGTCTTCTATGTTAATCCCAGGGAACACCACTGATCCTGTGCCCGATGGTTTGATCACTATGTCCGCGTTGGACGTCGTTGTGCTGATGTTGTTTTGGATTACATTGATGTCTGATGCAACAGAAGGACGTGCGAACAACTCCGTGAAGTTGTTGTTGACCTTGATACCCGCACGCCTAATGGTATCGCCCGTGCCGTCGTCTGCTGTAACACCTATGTTGATTAGTTCCTGGGACATTTATTATCCTGCCGAAATTTTCAAAGTACCCGAGTCGTTGTAAAGTTGTCCTGCCACATTTGGATTGCTAGTTGGCAGATTGGCCATCGTTATTTTTACCGGTGTGATCGCAACCCCACCTGTGCCATTTGCGGAAAGCGTTAGGTCTGAATTAGTTGTCAATGTTGACAAAGTTGTATCTGCGAACTGTACTTTGTCTATTTCAACGTTCCCTGTGCCGTTTGGTTGTATAGTTACGTCTCCGTTTGTGATAGATGTGGTTATCAATCCTGTGTCAGGATCTCCAACAATCTGATACACTTCTTCAAAGTTCGTGTTGATTTTGGTCATGGCGGTACGCAAGGTATCGCCCGTTGCTGGGTTTCCCAGTGTTCCTGTGTCTATGTTTAATCTAGCCATATATCGAATATACATATTTATTAAATAAAATTGATGTTTGTCGAAACATTAAAAACTATGAGACTGTATGAACGCCAGAGTAAATGTGGCGTGTACCACACCTTTCACCGAAAAAACACCATATTTGTGTTCAAGTGTGATTCCTGTGGAGTAACATATTTGCGACCAAGAGCAAAAGTCGATCCAGAACGTGCGACCAATGACTACAAACATGTGTGTTCACACTGCGATACCAAACGTTTTGCCCAGAAAGTGGGTGTGAAAATGCGTAAGGTCTACAAACTTGACGCCAGTAGCACCAAGACCCTATAACTTTCTCCACCGGATGTCATCCCTATAACCAGATATCCATCTCTGTAGGTCAGCGTAGATGCCACACTTTATATTTGGTTGGTCAAAATACCAACGTAGGAATGGATTGCCTTCGAGGTATTCCTTCCTGTTGATGAAATGGAAATTGGTGTTGGGGAATTTCCTAAAAATTTGTCTAAGTTGATACATCCATTCATATTTGAGATACGCCTTCATGCTGGCCCTGTCTGGATAGTTGATACTGTTCTTATAGATGTTGTTCTGTATTCTGCTGGGAGTATCCATCTCCCATTGTTGCGCACCCATGATATCAAACGCCATTATGACAATGTTCTTGATGCCTGACTCCGCGGCCATCAGCACAGCACTACAGCCCGAACCCTTCGCCTTGGAAAAGTCGTTGGTCTTGATCTTGCCGCCATTCTTGACGTCACCTCCCCTCCATACCCTGTATATTTTGAGACCCTCTGGAATGTCGTTTTCTACATCTCCATCACAGATGTAGTTCCAGGTACTGATGTCTTCTGGACCGTGTATGCTTGGTGACTCCTTACCGTTGTTGTGCCACTGGGCCAGTTCCTCATACATGGGAGGGTTTACCGCCACTATGTGATCACACAGCATGGGATGGTCTCGGTATATGGCGTTGCATCCATATATGGTTCCATGCCCTTTTAGGTTGTCTATTGGGAAAATATTTCTCGACTCACCATTGCCTATTACGAAAGCGGTATCCATACTATCATCTTTTCACAAACGCCTTTTCAACCACAAACTGTGCCGGAGTAGAAGTGTTTCCTTCTTTCATTCCTAGAGTTTTGAAATGATCCATAAGGTCTTTGTTGAGTCCTTGCGATCCACAAATCATGAATCTGTCGTCTTGGGACAGATCCTGTTTTGTTGTTTCGGTGAACAGATTGCCGTTCTTTATCCATTCGGTTATCCTGCCTTTGCGTTCCCACTCTTGCTGTGTTAGAGTATTGAAATACATGAAATTTCCATTTGTAATTTTTTGCCATTCCGTATTAAAGTTGTCAAGGATGTCTTTGTATGCCAGTTCATTTTCATGTTGAACAGTGTGGGTCAAGATTACTTTATCGAATCTTTCATAGGTGTATGGATCTTTTATTATTCCTAGGAATGGTGCCAGTCCTGTGCCTGTGGATATTAGATACAAATTGCGACCTGGTAGTAGATAATCGATAACAAGTGTTCCTGTAGATCTAGCCTTGATTAGTATTTCGTCACCTACTTTTATGTTTTGTAGCTTTGAAGTCAATGGTCCGTCGTTTAATTTGATTGAAAGGAATTCCAGGTGGTCCTCATGGTTAGCAGACGCCATGGAATATGCCCTGACTAATTTTTTACCCTCATGTTCGATTCCAACCAAAGAGAATTCACCGTTGTTGAATTTGTTATTATGATGTCTTGTTGTCCTAAAAGAAAATGTCTTGTCGCACCAATGCTGTACCCATGTAACTTTTTCTTTATTAAACATTAAACGCCAAATGACTCTCCGCAACCACATGAACTTGAACTGTTGGGATTGCTGATCTCAAACTGTGATCCGAAAGTCTCTTCTTTCCAATCGATCTTTGTTCCCGCCACGTACAACATGGAGGTTTCATCAACCACGAATCTGCCTGTTTGCCAGTCCTCCACATGATCATCCTTGCCTACGGATTCTTTTGTGTCAGCGAACCCCCATTCATATTTGAATCCCGCACAACCGCCTCCTTGGACGGCCAGGCTGACTGCATATTTGCCAGGATTTTTTTCCAAAAGTTTTTCGATTTGGTTCTTGGCCTCATCTGTGATCTCAAACCATTTATGATTTTCATAACCTTGCATACTATTAATTATCCTTATTTGCCACCGCTGTTTTGTATTCCCACGCACATCCAGAATCTCGTGGCATCTCGTTTGATCTCGAAACTCATGTATGCGTTCTGATTCTCCCAGTGATTGGCAGGATTTACGATCTCACCTGACGGCGCGAACCACCATCCCCATTTTCCTGTGCAATTTTGTTGGCACCATTCTATGCAAACTCCGTTGACACCGTTGCTGTTCATGTCTATGTTGTAGTCAAACTTTTGCATGTATCCACAGTCATCAGGAACTTCGTCCATGCCAGGCCGCGTTCTTTTAACGCTTACTTTACCATAACTGTTACCAACTGGTGGCATGTTCCAGATTCCATTTCTGTTTGTTACATTTCTCACCGCATTCCTTAACTGCCGAGAAATTGTTGAAAAGTGTTTGCCAATGTGGATCATCAAGTGTAGTGCCAAGATCATTGCCGTTGCTAATGTAATCGAAAATGTTTTGATTGTGTTGATACCTAAGTCCTGTCCAACAGCAAGGAAAGAACTTGCCCTGGGCATTAATATACAATCCTTTGTTGCCAATCATACACAAGGGGATGATAGATTTGTTTTCTGTGTCTGTCTTGTTGAATCTTGCAGTGAACAGATCCAGCGTCGTATCAATCCACTTCTTGTTGGACAGGGACGTGTGCTGTCTGGCAAACCTACCCATGGCGACGTATTCGTCACTTGGCTGTAGTGGATCATCTTTCGGATAGCCGTCATAATTTTTTCCAAATTTGGTGCTGAGGGTAAGTTGGAAGTTATCGAATCTCAGAGCAAGGGCAATCTGTTTCATGTAATCTATTTTTTGCTCGTTGAACTTGAACGCGATAGCGGCCCATGTTTTGTATGCCGTGGTGTCGTGCAAGACTTTGACCCCTGTCATGATCGATTCCCAATCACAGTTTACCCTATAAAGGTTATTGGACTCCTGATCCCAACCGTCCAGGGAGAAATGTATGTGATCCTTTTCGTTAAGTATTCCCTTGAGATTCTGCCACCAATTACTGGTTTTGTAAGATCCATTTGTGACTATTACAAACTGCACGTTGTTGTTTTGTTTCCTCAACCATTCCAATATGTTCAAAAAATCCTTGGCGTATATTGGATCTCCGTCGTCACCGCAGAATGTGATTTTTTTCACGTCCGTGATCAATTTGCCTTTGAAGTTTTCCTTGAACCACTGCAATGACAGGTCCCTGTTCACCAGTCCGTGTGGCACTTCTTGCCTGCTACATCGAGGACATCTAAGGCTACACTTAGAGCAGAGTTCAATGTGCCAATGTTCCAAGGGCCATTTGTGTGTGTTCTTGAAAATCATTTCCAATTGTTGATCACCCACTCATCGGCACATTCCATGGGATTTGGTGACCCATGGAAAACCGCCACTCTGTTGCCCGGATTGATGTCAACAGGTTTTCTAAACCATTTCTTGCCGTCCTTGTTCAATAGTTTCGTGTCCTTGAGACCAATCATCTCCCATTTGTATGATCTAATCCACTCGTCTGGGAACCAGGTTATCTCATCCTTGGCCTTTTTGGTTATCCAATCTTGATCTCCATGATTCTGTTGCATCACTCTGGCAGGGTTTTCCTTGAATTCCGTCCACAGGTAATTCATTGTTCCAGACTGCCAACGCATACAACTGGAGTTAGATAGTTTCCAGTCCTTTACCCTGCACCTATTGAAATCTCTGATGATGTTGAACCTACCAGGATTTGAGAAAAGCGGATCTATGTTGTCAAAGATTATCACGTCCAAGTCAAAATAAAGTATGTTGCCCTTCAAAGGCATCTCAGGTGAGAACATCCACAACTTACTCCACCATGATTTGATGTAGGGCTCATTGGGGAATCGTATTATGTTGACATCTTCATCTATACCGTTGGGATCATCTGTTAAGCAGGTGAACTGATATGTCACACTGGTGTGCCTTGCCACCATGTTTTTGAGGACATTGACATAAATGGATGGATATTTGTTCCCCCATTTAACGCATACCACGTGATTCATAACCTCTCCTCAAGTAACTTATCTGTATCTGCTTCCAATCATCACTGTGAAGGGTGTACGGATAATCTGCTGTGATGTCTTGTTCTCCTGTCACCGTGATTGCTGAAATATTTAAATGGTCCTTCATGACTTCGTACACATTTAGGAAGTCAGTTTCATGACTGATATCCTGCAACCTCACCTGACCCAGTTTGATGTAGCCTAACGATAGTTTGGGATCGTTCCAGTCATATCCGTTGTCTGTAAGCCATTCTTTGTATTTTTTGATTTCTTGTTTTTTCCATTCGGAAGTGCCCTCCACAATGGTTTGCCCCCATTCAATATCAAACTCACCTGTGTAGTATTTTTGGTGATTGATTGTGGAACACATGGCGGCATCCATCTTGGGTGCGTGTTCGTCATGGAATACTTCATACAGTGTCTTTCCTACCTGTGACCAGTGCAGGTATACGCCACCCAGTTCCCTGTCATATCGATTTTTTTGGAACAACAAAAAATCTTCTTCATGTAGATGACGCCTCGGAGAATTCAGATATGTTGTTATCTGCGAAGGCCTGATCCATTCCGGCTCCATTGCCTTTTTACGATCTGCATTCACCCAGCTCTCTATCTCATGACAGATGTTGTTCAACTGTCTGATAGAATATTTGGTTTCGATGTCTGCTTGTTTGTAATAATCACTTATGTGCCAAGCGGTTCCTTGAAGTTCCTCGAAATACCTGTGTAGTAGGTTACAGGCTTCGTGTTTCAGTCTTTTGCCAGGTGTTACAGAATCGTCCTTTCCTATGGGAAGGCTACTGCTGAATTGGAAGTCATCCTCGACAAAAGGATGAATTCGTTGGTACTGTGGAGTGAACTTGTACGAGTTGATTTGATCAACGTGTTTATTCAACTCTCTCACCAAATAATTCAAATTCCTTTTGGAATCAGCGAATCCTAGGAAACAGAAATTCTTCTCTAGAATTCTCCGTTTCAAAAGATTGTCACGCAGTGCGTCTAGGAACCTATGTCCTAGACTGGTATCATATATGTCAATGTTTACCCTAAGATCGTCATAGTCAACTATGATGTGTTGATCCGTTATTATATCAGTCTCTGCGGTAGATGGCACTGTTGGCTCCGTGTTCCATGCATTCCACTTCCACTAAAAAACACCTGTCGTCCGTCTGTTCCCTGATCAGTTTGTCCGCGAAGTCAAATGCATGTTTGGCGAACATCTCAGCACCAACCCCGTCGAACTCCACGATCTCAGCGAGGTCGTGTTTCTCAAGTTCCTTGAGTTTGTCCAGGTGTGGATCATTGATATCCACAGCGGTCTTGTGATCGAAGTGATCCTCCAGCCATTTCTTTAGTGGTTTGAGTCCACCAAAGTCCACCGCCCAGTTCTTGTTGTCCAGTCGATCGCAACCGAACGTGAATCTGAATGCCAGGCTGTATCCGTGTAACAGATGGCAGTGCGAGTGATCTGCGTTGGGTTGTCTGAACACACAGGCCAGTCCTATGTTGTGTCCGTATGTTTTAGTCGAGTAGTAAGTCATCGTTTCTCCTAGTTTTGATGACTTGCAGAGTGTTTATAGAGGGTTGAAAGTCTTTGAGTCCTCTCGATCATCAGTTCAATTTCTTGTCGACCTTCTGATCTAGATCCATCTGGAACGCGGCATCTCTGATACGTTCCGTAAGTTCATTTGGTATATTTAATTCTCCGTCTATGATACTCTTTAGAAAGTGTACCAGCACAGAGAACTCCGGTCTGTTTGAAACGGTCTCAGGATCAACACCGTGTTTCTCCATCGCGTTCAGCATCGACTCCGAAACGTCGACGAGGGCGTTTATGCTTTTGTTGTGTTTGTCAAAAAGTTTCATTATGTTATTATTTTTGGTTTCTCGGGCGTCTTGATCGTTGAGAAAACTCTCTTGTATTCCTCTGCAATCTTGTCATTGATGTGTGCTATAGAAATCAACTTGTCTATGGCAATGTTAAATGGTTCATCCTGTCGGGCAGTGGAGAAGAATGTACCAAATGCCAGTCCTTGTGGACCATTCATCAGCACAAGTGCCTTCTCGATACTGACGTATCGTGAGTCGGTCCTGCTAAGATATTTTGCTATGACTTCTTCTCCAGAAGCCAATTTAAGAGTGACTAGATCTCCATCTTTTATTTTATCAAACATACCTTATTATAAACTATCCTATGACTTTGTCAATGTATTTCTTTAATTCTTTATCTTGCACGTTAGGTGGAATATTATTCATAAAGAAAATCTGGTAACTGTCGGATCCGTATTTTCCTATGCCGTGCAGTGTGCCAGCGTCCTTTTTGTCCCATGTGAGATACTGTTCGGTCATTTTCCTTATACGTTTTGATCTCACGGACCACATGCCCAGAGGCTTTAGAATATTCTGTTGGGTTTTCAGCCTACCTCGTAGATATGACTTTGGGGTTGGATAACGTTCAAAAAGTTTTGGCAGTACTACCTTAACCTGTTTCCTGTAGGTCAGGTTCAAGCACATCACAGCAACCATATGTTTCCACTGTTTGTGAGGAGAACGTATCTGTTGTTGCACCATCAGATGATCCATCATAGGTTTCATAAAAAAATTGTATATTAGTTTACTTTTTTGTCAACTGCTTGTTGATCCATTTTGCCATGCCGTCATATGTTTCATGGAAAACATTTGTATGTTTTTTCCATTCATCTGGCATTTCCCACCGCTCATGGTTTACCACTATCCATCTGGTGTCTGGATCAGAGTAGCCCATCAATTTGTGGAACTGATAGATCCAATAGCTAGGATCCACTGGTCTTTTGATATAGGTGTAACCTTCAGAACCTGTGTAAATGTTATTGATCTTATCTTTTTCTAACGGATGGAGGTCAAATCCCAACATGAATATTGCTTTAGGTTTGAAGGTCAAAGCAAGATTGCCTGCATGTGGCCCGGTGCCCCAATGAAAAGTGTCATCCTGCCTTTTATCACCAGAGTATGGCAATTTAGGAATCTGTTTCACATTAGGCCAATGTGCAAATTGTGCCGCCCAGTTTTCGCGTGTGTAAATCGTAGTTCCTTTACCAACCGCGTTGGCGGCCTGTTGACACATATGCCTGTCAGCACACACAAGATACTCGGTAACAAAATCGCGGAATATAGCGTTACATCCAATTACTGTGCTGAATAATTTCAAGGGTGAAATGTCAAAACCTCTGCGACTTTCGCCGTTCCCTATGATGCTCACATACTTGGTCATAAACTTATTTAATCACCCCCTTTAAACGCACACAGACGTCTGCACACTGCTGGTAAAAGTCAAACAGGAATAGTTGTACATTCTAGTCATCTCCGTTGATTAAATGCCATACGGTGTGATATCTGTCCCAGGCTTTTTGCAGAGTAGGATACTTCCTCCTCAGTGCAATGGCTTCTGCTCCAACCATTTCTGCCTCCTGGTAGGCAGTTTCTTCATCCTTTGCCCTCTGTGATTGCTCCACTAAGATTCTGTCACCATTTGGTAATTGTTCATACACAGT